TAGTATTTGTATTACCGCCTGTTAGGTTTTGAATTCTGTCATAGAATCTATTAAATTGATCTGCTTCTTCTGAACTAGCTGTTGATAATGTTTTTTCTTTTAACTTTTTACCTGCAGATGCAGTGCCTTCCTGCATCTTAGCTGAATCAGCAATTTCTTCATCTGACATAATAGTGCCTGATAGTTTACCATTATCATTTGGAATTTTTGTTTCATCTACAACTTGACCTGTTAAGTTTGGATCTCTTGTTTCAAATGTAAATGTTTGTGCAATTTGATCCATGGTTACAGGTGATTTAATACCACTTTTTTCTGCGGCTTGATAAGCATTTGTTAAAATTTGCTGTGCTTGTTTTTTGTAATCAGGACTTGTTGTATCTATTTTAGGATTTCTTTTATCGTTCTCAATAGCTTTAATTACCATTTGAACAGGATCATCGCCTAATATTTGTGGATCTTGACCTTGAGCTTCTGCATCAGGTCTTTCTGTGAATGCACCCACACCTGTTAATGCTAAACCTGGTGCGAATGCTTTACCTGCTGGTAATCTTTTTTGAACTTCTTTACCTGTTTGATAAATAGGTTCTCTTACTGAACCTGGAATTTTTTTACTCATACCCGATATTCTTAATCCTCTTCCAAGAAACGGTACTGTTAATGCTAGGGTACCTAACCCTGAAGCTACTTGTCCGTAATCATTTTCATAAAGTCCTTTTCCTACATCAGTAACTCCTTCAGCTGCATAGGGTGCAGATAAAGCTAATTCTAAACCTCCTGCTCCTAGCGGTGTTTTTTTAATAAGCTTTCTTTCACCTTTTGCAATCGCGCCAAGTCCCTTTTGTAATCCAGATCCTTCGTATTTTAAAAGTTGTTTGGCTGCAGGTTGTGCTGCTCTAGCAGTTCTAAACGCACGATACCCCATAACTCCTGCACGACCTATGTTTCCTAACATTGCTAATAAACCTATTGCGGGTGCTGGCATTAACTACCTCCTCTGAGCCATGTTATAAGCAGCATACGCACCAATACCTGTTCCAGCAGCCTGCGCTATTGGATTAGTTCCTGGTGCCGTGGTCGCTGTTACGGCAGACTGTGATGTTGGTAAGTTAGTCATAATACCTTTTAAGAACTCTAGTCTTTGATAAGGTTCGTATGATCTAGCTAATTCTGTTTGTCTTTGTGCATCTAAAGCTTGTTGGCCAAGTTGTCTTTGTACTCCACCCGCTTGTAATAAACTTGCGATGTCAGCTTGTTGCATTGCTTGTTGTTGACCACCTAAAGCTCCAAGCATTTGTCCTGCTTGCATTTGTGTACCTGTTTGAAACTGTTGTTGAGCTTGAGCTGCACCTAAAGCTTGACCAAATCCTGATTGTAAAGCCTGTCCAATGTTTGCTTGAGTTGCTCTTTGTAATTCTGCTCTTTGTATACCTTCTCTTGCACCACCAAATGCACCTGCACCAATCGCATTTGCTGATAATTGATTCTGTGCCATCTCACCTTGTCTTGCAATTTCGTCAGTAACATATTGTTGATATGGATTCATAAACTGCGCAATGTTCGGAGCTCCAGCTGCAGTTTGTTGTGCACCAAGTACAGATCCTATTCCAGCAGTAGTTGCTTGTGATCCAACACCTGTTTGGCCTGCTTGTGTAAATCCTGTTTGTTCTAAGCCACTAGGTCCTGCAACTTGAAACGCAGGAATACCCACAGGAGAAGATGCTAGTTTAGCTGCCTGATCATATAAGGCGAGCTTACGGCTTTCTACTTCTGGTGCTTCTCTTGCAATTGAAACTTGTGTTCCTGAAGTGGAGCCGCCTCCGCCGCCACCTCCGCCTCCGAAGATAAAACTCATATTATGTTAACTCCTTTGTGTATAAATATCTTTTTACTTGCCATTCTTTAGTTCCTAAAAATTTTTTCCAACCCGGTCTTGCATGCACTGCTATCATTTTGCAATCTTCCGATCTTGCAAAGTCTTCTATCGTGTCTGCAGCCTCGTCTTGCCATAGTTCTCTTTTTTCTCCTTTTAACAATATGACTTCACATTGTTTGTAGTTCGGTAAAATCATTATTCTAGTGACAAATACACCGAACACTTTGTACTTCTCACCATCGTCAGAGCCAAACATCATAAAAAGCTGATAGGCTCCTTGTTCAATTCCTTCTTTTAAGTCTTCAATATTCATGGGGTTACCATCATACTTCAGACCTTCTCTCAACATAAACTCAACAAGTGACCAATACTCATTAAGTTTTTTGCCGTCGATGGGTAAAACACCGACTTCTTTTTTAATTTGCTTCTTTTCTGGCTTCATCTAATAAATCAAATATTCGTTTGAACTTAGCTTGTTGGCCATAAAAGAATGCTGCTCCTTTTTTTCTCATGTCCTTAAAACTTTTAGGATCAGCACCTTCCATAATACCTGCTCCTAAAATTGCATCCGCTCTCGATACGAATTCTCCATCTGCTAACTGAGCTAACATAGTGTCTTCATCTTTGTCACCATTACCTGAACCATCTTCTACATAGCCCATAGCTCTTACATAATTGTTAACATCTTTCTCATCATGATCTGTTTTAGATGGTAAATAATTTATACCACCTGAATTAAATTTTCTTACTTCTGCAATTCCACCTTTATTGAATGTGTACAATGAGTTACCTTGTTGATATGAATACGGTGAAACACCTGCGGCTTCACCTTCATAATCATATGTACTTAAAACATTTTCTAATTGTTTATCTGCTTTTTCTTTTGCTGCAGCGTAATCCTCAGGTTTAGTTCCTGCAGGCATTTCGGGATCATCGGGTTCACCTGCTAATAATGTTGTTGCTCCTAAACCTAAACCTAATTGAGCTCCTGGACTAAAACTTCTAAAGCCATAACCTTCCATAGCTTTCTTGGCTGCTTCACCACTTAGACCTGCTGCTTTTGCTTCTTCTGCAGTCATTCCTGGTTTACCAATTAATCTGTCTAAACCGCCTGTTATATTTCGTGGAACTTGAGCTACTTGTTGACCAAATGTCATATTAGCAGTTGCACCACCAACAGGGTTCGCTGTCATACCTGGTATTGAAGCTTGTCCAAAAGATTGAAAAGGACCTACGCCCGCCATACCTGCAACTTGTCCTATTCCGCCTGCAAGTGCAGCGTCTCTTAATGCTCTATTTGTTGATTTACCTCTAAGCTTTTGTATCCCAAAGGTTGCTAATGCTATAGTAAATGGATCCATAATATTTTAACTAGTTATTATGGTATTTTAACTTATATAGCGCTATTCTTCAATATCAGTCAATTTTATAGAATTCGTCCTTGACTTTGCCGGTGTACTTATATTCTCCAATATGGCTTATTTCCTCATCTGTGAGAGCATATATCTTCTCCCCTATAGATGTCCAAAGTTTACAGAAATAAAAGTCTTCTCCCATATATGTTTTATTCTTAGGACTCCAATATGTATCAAAAAAGTTGTAATAATTAGGTCTATCAACCATTTCACCATTCATTAAAGTCTTTTGTTTAATGACTAATTCCTCATAGTTTTTAATAAGTTTTTCAAAGGCAGATCTTTTAATCATCATCATACCTGTAGGTCCTTTTAATACTTCTACAAATCCGTCAACAGGTTTAATGTTTTTAGTGTCTGGTAATTCAATTGGAAACGTATGACCCATAGTATTAATATTATCGTCAGGTCTAGCTTGTAGATCGTTTCTTATTTTATTATCCGTCTTTTGTTTCATTGGATAGGGTATCAAACTTACCTCATGAGCTGACTTGAATAGTCTATAAACAGATCTTGTGCTAAACTCTATATCAGAATCTATAAATAACATTTGATCCGCATCTGAGTTTAAGAAAGCAGAAACACATAGGTTTCTACCTTGTGTAACTAATGATGATTTCATCAACTGAAAAGTAATTTTAGTTTTATTTAAAATACATTCTTTTTGTAAATCTAAGCAGGCTTTCATAAAGTGTATTGATACATCGGAATGCACAGGAGTACACACCATTAAGTGATTCTTATTTATTTCGTTTGACATTGATGGCTCCTTTTAAAAAGTTATTCCAATGATTTCCAATATACTTCCAATCGTAAAATCGCTTGTAATATTCTTGTTGAAATTTAAGTGGGTTAGTTAGATCTTGTGATAGCATTCTTTTAGTCTGTAAAATACATTCAGCTAATTGTAATGCTAGTTTAGGTTTATTTTGTGTATAAGGAATATAAATAGGAAACTCACAGCAAGTTTCTGGTAAGGCGCCGAGATCCGTGGTTATTAGAATCTGACCTGCAGCTAATGACTCCATAGCCGATATACAAAATGTTTCTTCCCAGATACTAGGGAAACAATTTACATCATAATCTTTTAATTTACTGACTAACATTTTGTGATCACAATACCCCATGTAATTTACATTAGGCATGTTCTTAGCTTTTTCATATAAGGGTTTATACTTATCATCATTTTGTTGTTCAAATGATTTACCATATATAATTGTACTTGAATAAACATCTAAAGTTATATCTGGATCCTTAATACCGTCCATGGCAGCTAAGGCTATTTCTAGTCCTCGCCAAGGAGTAGAGATATAACACATTTTAATTTTCTTCTTTGGTGTAAAATCTGTTTTAAGTTGAAGTTCATCATAATCAATTGCATTTTTAATTACTGTGCATTTATCTTCGGGTATCTTAAAAAAATATCTGTACTTCTCATAACTCCAATGTGAGTTAAATACATACCAATCATATTTAGAATGATTATCTTTGTTTTGAAACCAAGGAGCTAAGTTAGGTTGATCATATGAATTTTTTAACCAAAGTATGTTTGGTCTTACAGGATCTAAGGGTTCTTTCTCAGGAATAGATGTTGTAATCTGTACAGAATCCAACACGCCTGGATTAGCGTATTTCTTTAAATATCCTAGTTGTATTTCAGTACCACCTGCTGGTTGCATTATTTGGTTTTACCAAAAACTTGAAGAGATGCAACTGTTATTTTCTGGTTAATTTGTAAATCATCCACGCTAGTGTCAGTGTTGGTATCAGCAACATCAGCATCAAAATCAGCTTTGCTAGCATAAACTTTACCTGTTCTTTTGTTTTTAATTTCCTCTACTGCTTTCGCAGGGATTACTGGGACTTCTTGTCCGTTTATTATTACTGTTTTTTGTTTCATCTTCCTTGTCTATTGTATTTTTTATAACATCTTTTTTTGTGTTTGTTAAGACTCTTGGTGTGACGTCTAGGACGTTTTCTAGGTTTTGGTCTAGGTTCAAAATGTAAGAATTTTTGTTTAGCCATTATTTTACAAATATAACTTGGTTTTTTCTAAATTTGTTTTTAAATTTGTGCTTATTATACGCTAATCCGTGATAAATGTCAGACCTAAACACAACTAACTTATTAAATTTAGATTTAATATTACATAATAGCTCATAATTTTTTTTAGTTTCCCAAGGCTTTTCATGTTCATTATATTTAAATATCTTAACACTTTTAGTAATTCGCTTATATAGATTTGTACCATCACAAGGACTTTTATTTAAATAAATAATACAATTAAATTTGCTATTGTTATTATCTAAATGAGGTGCCCAGTAATTATTTTTATATTCATCTTTAATATTAAAAAACTTAATATAGTTTGTTTGTATCATTCCTTGTATCTTAGAAAAATCACCATTAAATAATTTATATAATTTTTTTTCAACTTCTTTAAATTCTTCCATGTAGAACTCATGTCTACAATCAAGAAATTTTACTGTATTTAAAGATCCCTTTTCTGACCATTTATGTATTTTAGGATCAATTTTATTTAATAGATTTATTACCTCATCTGGATTCTTATAAAAGTTTTCCATTTCAGAGTAATATTGATTGACTTTTAATAAGTTTAAGTCGTTGACTTCAAACATGTTTAGCCATTTTCTTCTGATCTATTTATTAATGCATACGATATTACACCTTTTACTACATTTGCTGTAGCTGCTTGCATTTTAATTCCATCACTTTCTTCTAAAACTAAAACTTGTCCCGCTGCTTGGGCTGTTTCATCTGCGGTCATGTTTCTGTGATAAAATTCATAATCAGTTCCAGCAGAATTATCTCTTAAATACATCTCAACTAAATTATTACTATTGTGTTCATTAGTTACTGAAATACTTTTAACAAGTGCTCTTGAATCAGCTGCAATAGTTAAAGTGGTTGTTAAGTTTGTAGTAGTTAATATGAAACCTTGGTTTTTATATTGTAGTGCCATTATGATACGAAGAATGCAAATGTTTCTTCTTGCTCCCTTGCTTCCTTTTGATAAGTAGTATTCAATTGATTTTGTAGTTGTTCAAGTGCTAAGTTAATTTGTCTAAAACTTTCACTAGAAAATTCTTGCGGTGGTTCAGGTAAAAATACTTGTACTTTAGCCATTATCTTCTTCCATCCGGTTGTATGTCAAATCTAAATTGACCAAATCTCCAGCTTTCATCTGTACTATCATTTTCTATTTTAACAGCAGCAAGTCTTGCTCTTGCTCTAGTATCCACTTTATCCGTAGATGAAGAAACTGTAAATGGCCCAAGTGGTGAGCCTACTTGAATGTTTGCTGGATAATCTCTTAACTCTAATGTTATTTTTGCATTACCATTTATGTATTTAAAGTCTGGTATAAATCTTCTTACCTTTATAAAATATTCTCCATCTCCTTGAGCATCTAAATCAAAGTCTCCTGATTTAATATATGCAGGAATAGCGTTAATTGTACCATCAGCTAATACTTCGTTAGTACCAATTTCATGATTGAACACTCTTGATGCTCCATTAGATACTCCTTGAATGGTTGGTACAGTTGGTGCAAGACTTGCAGAAAACTCAGTTGCGATCGGTTCACCAAATACATGTGCATCCTCATAAGTTGTTCTAGCTAATGTACTAGTAGTCCAAGTTTGTTCTGCATAATTATAAGTAACTAGTCTATTTACATAATTTGAGTTTGCTGTTGCGTAAAACCAATATATTTCTGAATATAAACTATTATGTGATCCAAAAGTAAGTTCAGATCCATTTGAAAAATTAAAACCTGGTGCACCATCGTTTGTTTGAAATACAAAATCCTCGACTAATGAACCTAATGACTTAACTGTACCGTCGAATACAAAGAATCCACCTGAATCAGACATCCAAAATACAGCACCGTTTGCATAAACAATTGAATGTTGACCTACACATCCACAGTTAGATCCAACTTGTCTAATACTAAATGTAAATGGTGGACCGACGAACTGCATTAAATAAGCAGATGTGTCAGTAAGTATTAATATATAATCTTTTGCTTTTGCAGCACCTACAATTCTAGTACCGCTATCAATTCTAAAAGATCCTGCTGTGTTTGTTGATGTTGCGGTGTAATCAGTTAATGATTCTTGATCTGAAAATCTTATAAACATTTTATCTTGTGTACTTGGTGATCCAATTGTTGTTTCAGTTCCTAGTACAATTAAATGTCTGTCTCTGGCTGATACCATACTCATTACTGATTTTGTAGGAGCTCCTGATATTAAGGTTGCTCTTGTTGCTACACCACTATTTGGATCCCAAGAAAAAGTTTGACCGTTCTTAATAGTTGCGATTAATAGTTCACCATAATTATCTAATGACCATGATCCAGGATCTAAAACTGCTTGTGAAGTTGCTCTTGGTGTTCCCCAAGTTGATTCACCCCATAGTGCTGTACCCCAACCAAAACCAAATGCTTGTAGTAAAGGACCTACTTTGTAATAAGGTTTAGTATCCAAAGTTCCATCGTTTGTTGCTCCTGTACCTGTTTCAGCTGTTGGCATTGTAATTGTAAAGGTAGTTGTAGTAGGTGCTAACTGTACCTCAAATAATACATCATCAAAGTCTGTTGCTGTGTAATCTGTTTGTCCTGCAGTGAACGATCCTGCGTTTTCAAAAGTTAAGATGTCACCTGGTTCGAGGCCGTGAGCCGTGGGACATGTAATGGTAACCGTGGTTGAACCA